TATCAGATATTGCTAAAACAATCGAATGTAATTATCCTATAATTGCACGAAAAGCTAGAAGATTAAATGGTTGTGTGTATTTTACTGAAAACAGTCGAGTAGTTATTTCTCGTAGGAAACATTGGATGATAAAGTTTTATGATCAAACATCCAAGAAAAAGATTAAAAAGTATAGTTTAGATTATGAACCTGATAGTTTTGGTTATCGAAGACATGTTTTACTTTATGATGAAAAACATAAATTTACTATCTTTGATGAAAAAGGAAGTTATAAAATAATCAATTGTAACAAATATTTTGATCCCAAGTTCTTTAAATTGGATAGTTCAGGTTCGGTATTTTATAAAAGATATTCAGACAAGTTTTTTGTATTTCGACCATGGAGTATGAAAAAACTTGTAGTCTGGTTTGATGAGACAATATGTGACTTAAAGGGAATAGTTATTAATGCTTCAAATGTTTTACATTATATAGATAAAGAGATATGTATGTTTACGGATAATAACTTGTATTGTATCTATTCAAAAAGTTTACAAAGTATAGCAGATTTTAGGCTAGATGAATCGGGTTACAGGGTTTATAGAAGAAAATCACACTTGATACTTGTTGATTCTTATAGAAAAGATATACGTATTGCTACTTTTTCTTTAGATACTTTAACCTTACGGGAGTCTTATGTTATAACAACTCCAAGACATTATGCTTATAGACAGTTTGGAGTCCAAATGGGATATATCTTAATCGACAAGTTTTTATTTACTTTGCAAGTGGATGATAAAGATAAAAGATATTCGTCTTTGATACAAACAAATGTCATCACTCAAGAAATCAAAGTTATTCCGAATACTAGAAAAAGATGGGATCATTGTTGGTTTTACAAAGCTCAAGATGGATTCTACTTTGGAAAACTTTTTGTATCCTTTAAACCATAAAACTCTTTTTTTATTATTCATAAATAAAAACTAAAGTATGTTAAGACTTTTTGAATCGATGTCTTTTGAGAAGATGAATGTTTTGTTGATTGGTAAAGATTGTTGGATCGAGATTGTTCGAGTTTTACATTCTATGAAGGATTGTTTTTATTTACGAGCAACCTGTAAAGACTTGAATCAATGGATAGAGTTTCGTTTGATTTGGAAGCGATGGAAGTTATATTTAATGTTACCTCAGTTACCTTGGCCTAATAGTTTTCAAGATTGTTTTAAACTATCACAGCTTTGTAAAAAAATGGATAATTTTGCTTATAACATAAAAGAGTTGGAAAAAAGAAGACCAGATTACTATCGAAATACAAGAAATACTTATTTAAAGTCTAATATATCTGAAATTATCATGTTTGATAAAAAAACAAATCAAAGACTAATTAATTTTGAATGTTGTCCATATGATATTCTAATTATTACTGAGTATCATGTTTTTGTTTGTAAATATGAATCTAAAGAGGTCGTCGTGATTGATGAAAAAGGAATTAATAATACATTTGATCTTGATCTTGATATCGATTCTTTTTGGAAGTCAAGATCATCAGATATAGCAATTTGTTTTCAATCTTACAATACGTCCAACAATATAGGAATGGGGTTTACTTTTGAAAGCAAGTCACCAACCGAATATAATATTAGGAAAATCATATTGAAAAATGTTTATGGAAGAGTAATATATTTGGACTATTATGTAATATTATATGAGTATCAAGATCTTTATACTTTATGTGATTTGTCAAATAGAGTGTTAAGAGAATTCAAAACAACTAGGACTATATGTAAAACTATACGTTTAAAAGACAAACTTGTTAGTTTTTCTATAGAAAACGATAGTGGATCTTATATGATTAAATTACCTTCCGATGGAAACGATAAACTTATTGAAACTCATTTAGAACCAAGTCCCAGTTTCATATCCCTTAATAACTTTGTTTTCGGTCACTGTTTGTTTGCCCTTGAAAAAAGAAAGAAGAAATACTATGAAATGGTCTGTATCAATTTATTTACCGGCGAAAAAAGAAATGTTCCAGAAACAAAGAAAAAGTGGTCGCAGATTGTTAAAGACAAGAATGGTCGTAAAAAGGACTTTTCTTTTGCTCGGGGAGAAGGAGGATTCTACTTTGGAAATCTATTCTTTTCTTTTCAATAAATGTTTGTTTTTTTCGTTCATTTGAATGAGTATTTTATAGCTTTTATAATGTTAGCAATACAGATTGAACCATGAATACCGAGAATAAACAAACCAAGTCGCCGAAAAGGGAAGTCTTTTTGATCAAACCTGTAGAATCGAAACCAAAGATGAGATATACAAGTCCACATATCAAAGAAGATCCTAAAATGGCTTATACTATGCCCATACTTGTGGAAGAAGACGATAGCGTATTAGAAGACTTTCCTGAAATAAAACAATAAGATGTATTTAAATTTAGATTCTTTTTATTGTGAATAAAGGAGAAACCACATTCATTTTTTACATCGACAATAGTAAGTTAAGTAATCGCAAGAGCCACAAACAAATCCTTCTTTAATTGCTCTCTTTCGTTGTTCTTTATAATAATCCTCTTTCAAGTTTTCTACTACTTTTTCGGCAGAAGCAATAGAGTTTAAATCACTTTGTTCTTTCACTAGTTTAAAGTAATAATCTATCCCAGCTTCGAGAGATTCTTTAACATAATTGTTTTCTTCTTCCATTGTCTTCTTGTTTTCTTTGTGAGTAAAACTAGTACAAATCAGACTAAGTGAATCAATAAGTTTTTTTTAAACATCTAAAGCGTTTTTTTAAACGTTATAAGGTTTGGTGATTTATGACGAATGGAAAGCCCCGTTAGCTCAGTAGGTAGTAGCGTGGTGCTTATAACGCCGAGGTCGCGAGTTCAATCCTCGCACGGGGTACTTGCTTACATTTTTTATTACATCTTTTTATATACGCTCTAATATCCTTTTGTTATACGGTTTAAATAAAAAAGGCGATACATGAGATTTGAAATAAACGTTATTTTATTGAATCGATTAGTTGGAAAACTCCAACTTTTTTTGACCTTGAAACAATGTAAGGTCTTGTACAAAAACTTTTTGGATAAATAAATCATCCTTGTGTTTCTTTTTGAAACTTCGATCATCTCCGGCGTAGAAGAGAGTATTGATAATTAGAGAAAAAGGATTTTATTGAACAAATAAAAGGTTCATATTAGTCAATCAGCTTTTGTTTTGTTTACAATGACAAAGTTCGGTCAAGTAATCGCAATTCCCACAAATAAAACCATCTTTGATTGCTTTTAACTTTTGTTCTTTTTCATATTCTTTTTTCCAATATTCTATAGCTTTTTCAGCATCTCTTAAAGCAATTGGATCGCTTTGTTCTTCTACTTTCTTCCAATAATCTAATGCAGGTTGAAGAGATTCTTTAACAGATTCCATGTTTTCTGTCTTGTCGAGTGTGATTAAATGAATAAGTGAGTTTTTGAGATCCAAAGCGTTTTTTTATTCTTTCAAAAAATTAAGCTCTTTTTGACCTTTAAAAAGAGTAAAATCTTTGTTGAAGATTTCTTGCATGAATGGATCTTCTTTGTGTTTTACTTTGAAACCTCGATCTCCGCCGGCGTAAAACAATGGACCTTTTAAATGGAAATTATAGAAAGGTGTGATACCATTCCAAGACTCCCATCCTTCTATTTTGTTCAGAACCTCCACAATCCAATCCAAAGCTTTTTGGGCAGACCCTTCTTGTCTTGGATTACAATAAATAACAATGTTGGATACGCCATTGTTTTTGCAATAATCAAGAACATATTCTTCGGTTGCAGGCGCCATCTTGTTTGGAAATCTTTTAGGACGACCGTTTACAATTTCGTAGGTTCCCCAAATGCAATCTTCCAACTGAAAGAATTTTAGAGCACAGATATGTTCTTTCATTTCTGGAGATTCTTCCCATTGCTTTTTGAATTCATCAAATTTGTCAAAATTCAAGCAAAGGTGAATCTTATAAACAAATCTCATGTATTTACAATATTCTTCAAATACTTTCAATTTTTCGGTTGTTGCTTTGCAAAAGTTTAACTCTTGTTCGGGGTTGGAATAATAAGCAAGAGATAGACCTTCTTCATTGTGAAGATAACACCAATTGATGCTAAATTTGGTAATTTGATCGCTCATTCTTCTTGCTTTTCTTAGTTTTCAAACTGAATGAAATAATTTGATTTATGTTTCTCCAAAAAAAACTTACTAACTACGAACCTTCATTCGAAGTAAAAAAAAGTCTTTATCAATGATATTCGAACATATCTTCATCCTCTAGGGTGATAGAGTTTTGTATATCTAAAGCGCCTACGTCTATACAATCTTTCATATCCTCTACGCCTAATAACTTTCTAATAATCCTTATATCCTTTCTTTCCATTCCCAATCCAAACAGCTTTTCCATCACTTAAAAGTTTACGGACTTAAATTCATTTTTCATAGGCTTCCAATCATTCATAAGGGAAAGACGATCATTCATTTCTTCTATAACATTCGAAATAGCTTCTTCTGAATGAAAAAATTGGATGGTATTTGATCTTGGACCAAAATCATTTCTAACACAAATATGTATGGAAAGCCACTTTGTTTTATTGTCTTTTACAATCGAGTCTTTCTCCATTTTTCATTACGTATGTAATGTTTATCGATACGTAAATACGTTTTGTTTTAAGATAACTTTATCCGATTGATACTAAACTTGGAACTTGTTTGATCCTTCTTCTTGAGCTTTTCGTAATAAATTTTCAAATTAAAAACGCAAAATTTTTTACATACTAACCCTTTAAATGTTTTTGAGGTTAGTTAACGAAAAGTATGATACTAAGAGAAGAATGTAATCAGAGAAACACCGAATGTTCTTATTTAGTTCTAAAAACTCTTTTTGAACCTATTACTTGAAGGTCAATTCGAATTGAAAAAGACAAAAAAGTAAATTAAATGGCGACGAAGAAACAAAAGCAAGAAATAGAAAAATCTAATGATAAATCCATCAAAGAAGTTGAGGATAAAGCGGATATAGGTATGTAAAAATTAAATATATTTTTGGTTTAGAGTTTTAAAAGATTCCTTGCTTAGGAAAAAACCCAAAGAATTAAAGTGGAAAGAAACGAAAATTCCTCTTGAAGATTTGGTTCCTCCTTCTTCGATTATACCTTTATCTTCGTTTGCCGTCATTCTTATTGGAAGCAGCACAGGAAATGGAACATACAAAGGATTTTCAATTTATTCCAATGATCCTTGCCAATTATTATATACTCACAACGAGTTAATCCGATTTATTTGCGCTTCCGAAAACTATATCGTTTTTCAAGACTCGGAAAAGATTTATTGGGGTCTAAGCGTAAATTTAGTTTTACATCCAAAACTATCGCTTGAATTTATCGAAAAGACCAAATTATACAATTCAAATTCTTACATCCAATGCGTTATAGATTATCCTTTGGTAGCATTTATCGACCTAAATTGCGAAGAACCTCCTATCGTCATAAATCTCATAACCAAGATGAACATTATTCAACAAATACCAAGCAAAACTTTAGATAGGGGATTTGTAGAATACTTTGATCGAAATTATTTGATCATTCAAAACTTTTATCGACCTTATCACTTGATAATTTATGATCTTTCGGATATCACCAAGCCTCCCATACAAATTAAAAGCCAAGATTTTTCTGGCTTTTATCAAGACAATCTCTTTATTGTGAAAAACTCAAACCAAAAAGACGAGGCCATTATTGAATGTTATAATCTCAAAACTTGGGAAAAAACCAGTGCTTTATGTCCTACAAAAGGAGCCATTTACTGTTTACAAGATTACGTACATTGTCATGATGAAAAACGCGGAGAAATTGTGATTAGAAAATGGAGTGATGATAAGATTTATCTTTATCGATGGTTAACTTTGGAAAATTCTCACATTTGGAACCCTCATTGCTTTGAACCTTCTTCGCCTTATGAAGCCTTTATTGATTTAGATTCTAAAAGCGTTGATAATCTTCGAATTGTCTCGAAAGACAAAGGTCAAGAAGTCGAGCGTATCTCATTTCCTGGTGGTTGTTTAAAACCTATTGGTGATAAATTCTCGCGATTTTATTACTTGACTCAAGAGAATTTCTCTTATCACCTTCGAATCCTTTCTTTTGACTATTAAAAAATAAAACCATCTCGTCCATAAACCTTAATAGATTTTTTACACTAAAGAAACCAAGTTTTCCATGGTTAGTAGAAGAGTTTTTATTAACCGAAAATAGAAAACATTTATTCAAAAGATGATAAAGTAAAAGTTATTGTGATCTAATGGCTTTATTATTATCGATTGGTTGTTTGGCTTCTTCTTATTTTGTTTTGAACTCGAGAAAAAAAACTCTCTTAAAGATTAAAACGGTTGATCTTACTGGATCTTATCCATATTCAGCAAAAGACACATTCAAACCTGATAAAGACTGCAAATTCACCGTTGTGGTCTTGAAGCTCCCATCGGATCAAACAATCTATCGTGTATCTAAAGGAAAATTAGAATGGGATGAACCTCTTTACGTTAACGCAAATCATGTTTCTTTTCCTTTAGGAAATTCTACATCCAGCGTTGACTATAAGTCAATGTATATTCAAGCGATTATTGAAGGATTTGATTTTTCCAAAGTCTTTAATCTTTCCAAACCTCGCATAAAAGAGAGTGGGACAGTTAAAATATTAAAAAAGTATTTACCTCCCGAAATTTATGAAGAGCTCAAATACAAAGTAGCTCATAAATGGAGGATGGAAATGATGAAATTCTTGAAAGACGAAACCATTTGGGCTCTTTACCATCATGCAAGCGATAAAGTGATTTATTTTGAAAAGAGTTATGAAGAAGTCATAAAATGGTATAAATTCAGATACTACTTTTGGCCTTATGTCGGGATTGGAATCAGTGTAATCTGTCTGGGTTTATCATCCATCGATTTTTTATTCTAGTCGAATTTGTAACCTTTTTAAACATAGTCATTTATTGATGAATAAAAAAGATTGAACATTAAACTTTTCGAAAAACTGTGATCAAGAACTTTCTAGCTAATAAGTGTGATGGAATACTACAAAAGCAAAGTACAACCGAAGAACCCAAGAATAAAGCAGGATAAAAGTTTTTTTCATTTGCTTTGGGTATTCGTAAATAAGCGAATGAAGCAATAGGCATTCCAACAAATGTAATCATAGAGTATTTTCCAAACTTTTGACCAACATTTTTGTTTACTTTTGTTTCAAGAAGAAATTGCATCGTTCCTGTCGAAACTCCAATAGAACTAAATAAGAGTCCAAGTTTTAAAATCGTCATAATTCTTGTTGTTTTGTCTTTTCAATGTGTTTCACTTTTGAATTCTTAAAATAAAAGTTTAGTAATAATTATTAATCAACGAAGGCCCAGTACATTAGTTACGAATGTTGGAGTTTTTCACAGAACAAAGAACGTTATTCTTTTAAAGAAAGAAAAAAAGTAATTATGACGGCCAAAAATAATGAAAACTTTATGTTTGGATATGAGATTCAAATATTGAATCCACAAACTAAAAGTTGGTTGATTTTTTTCGAATTCTATAGCAAAACCAAAGTCGATATTGCTATAGAAAAGAAGAATGTGGAGACTGTATATTGGTTTTTTACCAGACCTTGCCTCGACCCCTCAGAAAAAATAATTGATAATTTGAACATTCGAATTATTCAGCTTTGGAAAGAACCAAGCAAAGGAAAAAAAATACTAAAAAATCATGTATATCAAGAGACCGCAACCATTGGATCCAAAAATTATATTATAACTGTAAGCCCGAAAACTTTGGGAAACCTGGAAGCCGAACCGCTTTTCAAAGGAGACGAAGTACATATTACCGATATTACTTCACCCAAAAAGAATGGTACTTTCTCGAATGATGTTTGGGAAGAATTCAGATATGAAGTCGATGGAAAAAACTTAAGTCTTCTTGTAATGAAAGAAAACGTCGAATCCTGTGTAAAGAAAAGAAAGGAATCTGACGAATAAAACACCAAAGATTGTTTTAACTTTAAATTGTGTAGTTCTTTTTTCTTACAAATTCGAACAAGGAAGAGTAGGAAACAATATAGCTATAAAAAGAAGAATAGGGAATTGCCTTAGATTTACTGGTTCAAAGGGGTTGAAAAGTTTTGTATATCTCGCTTTATATCTTCCGCTTTAACAAATTTCTAATAATATCGTTTTTTACAATTAAACGGTTCTTCATTTTTCATCATCTAGACTCACTAATGATTTATCCATACTAAATACGTTTTTTTTAATTCTATTGAAGCAACTTTGTTATAGTGAGAAAAAATGGAAGGCATCGATATTGGAGAAGACTGTTGGTTGACAATTGTCTGTTTTCTTGATGAGATCAGAGATTGTCTTTCTTTGAGGATTACTTGCAAGAATATTTTAGAATGGATTCCTTTTGAAGTTATGTGGAAACGATGGAAAGAACAAGTTTATTTGAAAGAGTTTCCAATACCAAAGAGTTTAAAAGAATGGATACCTAACATTCAATATTACTATCGACTAAAAGAAGCGACTCCTTCTACAAAATTAGTAACAAAAAGGGGTTTTTTAAGAAAGTATCATTTTTCTACTGAAAATATTAATATTGTGAAACGTATAATGTATATTCGTCCAGGTTTTTTCAGATACTTGGACTTTTATTCAAAGAATGATTTTAAACCGATTAGAATTATACCTTGGAAACTAGGAATTCAAAAGATGTTTGTAACTAAGTATCATGTTTTTCTCTACAAATATAATGAAGCAACATTTAGAGTGATTCAAGAGGACGGAAAAGAAGATACAGTTAGTATTAAAGAAAACTTTCCAAAAGACCATTTTAAATACATTTATCCAATATCATCTGATTGGGAATCTTCTAATCCAGAATGTTATTTATTTACTGAAGATCGGATTATATTTAGAAAATTAAATGGTTGGGATATCTATTCGTTAAAAAGTATAACAAAAGATAAATTTGAAATCGTTGTTGATGAACTTGGATTGTTTTCAGATTTGAAGATTTATTATGCAGATGATGATGTTCTTTTAGGAAATAGAGCAAATGGAAGAGAATTACATGTTATTACTTATGAAGGAAAGTTATTATCCAAAACAAATTCTTTTGATTTAGAAATGGATAAAGGCAACGAATTGTGGTTAGAAACAAAAGAAATCATCTTAAAAACAATAAGATTCAAAGACCGATTAATCATCATTACTTGTTGCTTTTATTCTTTACTCATTTACGAATTTGACTTTAATCAAACTAAATTTACACGAAGAAAAGAGCTCAAGATCTCTACAGAACTTATAGAGCATAAAAAACAAGATCGTGAACTCTATAGTATTATTGGAAATCATTTATTTTCTTTTAACCGACAAGGATGGTTATTTTCATTTGATTTTTATAGTTGGGAAGAAAAGAATAGACTTGAAATCAAGTGGAGTGGTAATTTCTATGATTTTGAATCGGGATTTATCGTGGGTAACACTTACTTTTCTTTTGACAAATAAACTTATTACAAAACTTCATTTTTCTTTGTTAGAGTTTAAGACTCTTACGATGATTCTTATAAGTTTAATTTTTTTATAACGAAAAACCAAACTTGTTTTGAAAAGCCATTTTATTCTTAAGAACAAAGAAAATAGGTTCAATGGAAAGTTTTATGACGATTTTGTTTGAAAGATCTTTACTTGGTTTGTACTTAACATTAAGTATTGGATTATCAGATGGAATCGAATATTATTTTAATCCAAATGTCCATAGAGTTCATAATTGTCCGGATATTATGCGGATGAGATGGAAAGATTACAAAGTTTATCATGCTTTTATGTCTGGTGTTAAATGCTCTTGGTTCCTATTTATTCCAGCATGTTTGATTTTACCTTGTTCAAAACGTATTATTCATATGTTATTTTGGACAAATATTAGTTTGCCGTTTATTTGTTATATGACAGACATGCAGAAAAAAGATAGTTTTTTATGTCATAAACTCTTATATATTGTTAATGCATTTGGAGTTATAGCAAGCTCGTTAATTCGACTCTTTGAATAATCTTTATTATCAAAATAAATCCTTTTACATTCTTAACATCAACTAAACTCTGATATTCATTCTTTCGAATCAGGATTTCTTCATAGTGATACTTACTTTTCTTTTGACAAATTAAGTCATTACTAACCCTCCTATCTTGTTTTTGGAACTTTTTAGAAACTTCGTAAGTAAAAAAAAACGTTTCACAAGGTTCATAATTAAAAACTAAGAAAAGAGGAAGGAACAAGAAAAAGAAGATGGCTTCGGAGACTGTTTTTAACTATGAAATTCAATGGTTTGATCCAAAACGAACTATTTGGGTTACAAAGCTAGAAGTTTCCACAAAGCACCATTCGAACTTTTCTTTAGTTCATGAAAATAATCCTTTTGATTTACAAGGTTGGTGCTTTCAGCCAAAAGACATCTCTGAAAAGTTTCTTTACAATGATTGTAAAATACGAATCGTAGAGCTTTTAAAAAACAAAGAAGACTGTAAAAGATTTCTGAGCCAACAAGGAAGAACCTATTCTTTCTTAATCTTTGCCAATCATCAAAAAGTGAGTGTAAAATGCCATGTTGGATTAGAAATGATCCCCGATGTGGACAAAGAATTAGAATTTTCTGTGGTTATAGAGGATGATTCACCTTTGGATTTGAGTGTACTTTCTTCTCCTACGACAAGACCTTCCAAAAAACATTTCTTTGATGATTAAGGGTTTCCGATACAAAGCTTGAAGAAGATTGTGTAAAAAAAAGAACAAGGGAGTTTTCAATAAAAAAAAGTTTAATCCTTTTACTTTATGATAGTAGTTTTTATTAAAAGATGGGGAATAAGAATACAAAGAAAGCAAATGAAACAGAATCGACATTGATAATAAAATCAAATTCGGATATAAATTGGTTTTATTTGGGTAATGATGTTTGGAAGTTAATTGCAGATCAGATAGAAAGTTTTACAGATTGGATGAGACTTAGACGGTGTTGTAAAAAATTTTGGACTTTATTAACTTTTCAAAACGCTTGGAAGAAATGGAATCATGAATGGCATGATCCTTCGTTTATTAAACCAACTTCTTTTATTGAATGGAAGAATGATTTAAGATTTTGTTTTCGCGGAAAGAATGGAATTTTTAAAAACATTGGACCTTCTTATTCTCTTATGAAAAGGTTTTGGTTTATGGAGAACTCGATAGTATTTTATGATGGAAAAACAATTACTATGACCAACAAAGCAACAAATAAAATTCTGTTTGAGTATGATACAATGGGACCTAGTATGCATTATAGATTTATTGTTTTTACACACTTTATGATTATTGTTTACGATCATCAAGTTTTACAAATAGATGAACATGGTAACGTTGATAAAAAGAAGTTTGATAATAAACTGTTTCCTTCTTCTGCAATTTATGAAAAGGAATACTTTTGTTCTTACGATGATGACGAACCTTTTATTCAATATTTTTATGAACAAGAAGATAAAACAATTGTCTTAAAAGAGTTTATTTGTACTTTCAAATCTGTAGGAAATATTCTACAAATCATTGATGATTTTGTTTTGTACGTAGACAATGAAATTTATGTTTACATTTATAATTTGGTTACAAAGAAAACTTTAATTACTCAGATAAGAATAACAGAAGATAAACGAGCTATTACTTTTCCAAAGTTTTATAAAAACAATAATCTTTTGTATGTTGTTGAGAATGTTAATTGCTTAAAACTCTTTGTGTTCCGAGTTAATAAAGAAGTAGAGTTTCTTTATTCAATAATTCTAGTGGATGATTCTGACGTTTACAACATTAATGAAATCATCTTTAGACCTGCTTTTTGGATTATAGCAAAAGAATCTCATGATTATATTACAATTTGGACATTTGATCCAAGTAATAACAAGCTAAAACAAATCCTGGGTTTAGTAAAAACTCAACGAGCTCATAAATCTTTGAAACAAACTTTATTCGGTTTTAAGATTGACAATGAATATACTTTTAAGTAACTTGGTTTGTATTATTCTGTTTGAATAAAGGCTTCTAACTCATCTTGAATAGCTTTTTCATTTGTTACTTTGTATCCACACGATAATCGAAACCAAATGCCTTGTTTCTTTTCTAATTTTTGGTCATAATAATTTGAAAAGCCTTCTTTCCACCAATTGTCGATTTTACAATAACTATCTCCAAAGGATGTTTCCCATCGAATAAGAGATAGTTTTGTTTTAGCTTTATCGACTTGTTCTTTGTTCATAGATAAATGAAAGTAGATACAACTTGGAGGAAAAGTAAACATGTCTTTGGCCAAAGAACAAGACGGATGATTCGGTAACATTGGATACATAGTTGTATTGACTTTTGGATATTCTTTCAACCACGCAGCAATTTTAAAAGCAAACTTTCCAGAAGATTCCATTCTTTGTTTGATATTCTTCGAGTTATTAGAAACTGTTATACATTGTTCGTCGGTGATGTGAATTCCACTTATCTTTTCTTGTAATAAAACCTTTTTCATATTAGCTTTTGGACCTATTACAGCTCCTAAAATCGTATCTCCACAAGCATAATGTTTTGTTAAAGACAAAACTACAAAAGATATTCCATCGAGAGAAAAAGGGTTAAAGGTTGCGTGAGAAAGCCATGTGTTATCAATGATAACTTGACATTCTGGAGATACATCTTTAAAACCTTTTCTAAATCACATATTTGACCTCCAGGATTTGAACAAGATTCGACATAAAATAATCAAATCTTTGATTTATGTTCTTCAAATACTTTTAGAATTTCGTTCGTTTTTGTAACATTGACTTGTACAATCGTAATAAAAGGTTTTTGTTCAGCAAAATGTTCAAATGTTCTTAAAGTATCACAGTAAAGCTCATCACCAATCACAAAAACAGATGGATCTTTTGGATCTAATTGATCCACAATCGTTTGAATCAAAGAATAAATGGCATTATTTCCTGAACAAAACAATCCTACACTCATTTCTTTTGTTTTCGTTGAATACGATTTACATAGATAATCATTGATCTTCTTTCTGTCTTTGCTTTTTGTTCTAGTATAAACGCCTTTTTGTATCGCTCTATGTAATCCTTGTTTTTCTTTATTATTTTCCATTTTCGTGAACTAGTTTAACCTTTCGAACGTTTGTAAAATAAAAGAGTGAAGCGATCAAAAGTTTGGTTTTTAAGAATCAAAAAAAGATGACGAGTTTGTTATTGGAATGGATTGTTGATTTGTAATAATGGATAAGTATCTATTTACTTTGCAACGAGATGAAAAAGATAAACGATATTCTTCTTTGATCAAACTTGATCTCTTTACTCAACAAATTGAGACAATTCCAAACACTAGAAAGCAATGGAATAATAATTAGTTTCATCAAAGATAAAGAGGCTTTTATTTTGAAAAGTTGTTTATTTCGTTTTAAATAAATCGTCATTCTTGTTATGTCTTAGCGTCCCACGATGTTCCTAACTTTCCCATGGTGTCCCTAACCTATTTCCAAGCATCGAAACCATACTTATCATAGGTTTTTTCGTAATGTAAGTAATAGTTAAGATTAAGAGAATTGAAAACAAAGAAAAGTAATGTCTACAGGAACATTTGGGACCGTGGTTACAAATACTTTAAAGGTTGATTCTCTTTCTCCTGGTTTTTTCGCTACTGTCGATAACAATAAAGAGATAGTTTCAGTAAAAGCAGTTCCTATAGGACCTATTGCTGATACTAATTCTTTACAAACACTTCAAAACAAAATTTTGGAAAGCCCAGTTATTGAAGAACCTCAAATTTCTGGTTACGAACCAAATAGAGTTTTAACAACAGACGATAATGGTAATGTTGTTTCGGAAAAGTTTTATCCAGAAACCGATTTTGTTGGTATATTTGACTTTCAAACTTTGAGAAACAAAGTGTTGGAAAATCCATCTATCGATAATCCAAACATTTCTGGATTAAATCCTTACAAGTTTTTAACAACAGATGAAACTGGTTTTGTTGTTTCTATAAAAGACGCTCCTCAAGGTGAAATCATTGGAACAGATGATAATCAAACACTCACAAATAAAACCCTTATCGGAACTACCAACAACATTGAAGCAAACTCTTTACGATACAATGGAGGATCTATTTCTGTTGATTCAAATCTTGCCCCCTCAAGTGGACAAGTTTTAACCGCTACATCTTCTATAACTGCCATTTGGTCAACACCATCTACAGGCTCTACGAATATCTTTGGAACAGGAATTGACGGAAACGTAACTCTAGGTTCCGGACAAACGACTCTTACAAAAGACATGTATTACAATAATCTAACATTACAAAATGGAGCTACATTAGCAACTGGAGGATATAGAATCTTTGTAAAAAACACTCTTGATTTGCAAGGAAATTCTGTTATTTTAAATAACGGATCTAATGGAGTTGCTCAAACTGGAGGTTTAGGAGCACCAAGTGGAACTCTTGGAGGTGGAGCAAATGGAGGAGCTGGAGGTTTGTTAGGTCTTGTTGGTTCAAATGGTGGAATCACAACTACAAATCGACAAATGGGAGGAGTGGGAGGTCAAGGGGGAATTTCAGCTGTTCTTGGTGGAAACGTAAGATCAAATCCTTCTGTTCCTACGTCTTCTATGGGAAGCATTTTTGTTTTTAACGATCTTTTTTCTGCTATTCGAGGTAGGGCTTTAGATGGAACATTGTTAGAAGGTGGAGATGGTGGATCTGGAGGTGGAAGCAACATTCTTATCACTGCACTTGGAGGTGGAGGAGGCGGAGGAGCTGGAGTTGTTATGATTTGTGCAAAAACTATCACTGGAACTGGATTTATTCAAGCGAATGGTGGAAATGGAGGTAATGTTGTTGGTTCTGGTGGAGGTGGAGGAGGCGGAGGAGGATGTGTTGTTGTTATTTCTTCTTCTTTAGGAATTTCAAACTCTAACATTACTGCAAATGGTGGATCTGGAGGAACAGGAACTAATAATGGTCAATCTGGCGCAAATGGAAACATCTTTTTGATTTCAACTTAAGTTTTTAAAAGATTCTTAATAAACAAAGTTTTTCAAAAACCAATATCTAAGTATGTTTTATTTTAAACATTGAATAAAGTCAAGGTCTAACATTGTTTTCCCATAGAATTTCAGAACATTCAAGCAACAAAGGAAGTAAGAAAGTAAACATCAAAATTCCCAGCAACATAAACCCGATTACGATAAGTTGAAAACCAATGATTGAATAAGGTGATAGAAGGCATAAAAAACCAAAAATTATGAACATTAAGCCAGAAAGGATCATACAAATGCTATAATAAGCTAGGAAATCATATCCATTTTTCAGACAATTAATCGCCTTAAAATATCTTTTTATTCTTGCTTTTAGCTTTGGATGGTCTTTCAGCATTCTATCTTTAAGGGTAAGCTCTATCTTATCACAATCGTTTATAAAAATTATAAAATGACGTGGTTTTTTTGTAAGCAAGACTTGGATTCGTTTTTGAAAGATTTAATAAATGAAGCGTTGAAAAAAGTTTGATTTTGAACTTAATCGATATGAAGGATTTGGGTTGTAATGTAAGTAGATTTTATTCTAAACAAAACATTGTGCGAATCTGAGGTATAATACAATCAGCGCACATGAGTTTACAACATATAAACAACATGGGAGTTGTTACAGCTAATAGTGGAATTCCCATAAATACAGATCCGCTTATAATCATCGCATTACTATCGATTGGACAAGAGTGATCAAGACAAATACCACCCGCAATAATGAGTATTATTCCAGAAACGAATAAACAAACACCAAAACATATAATCCAAGAAAAAATACAGTTTTCAATGCGGATAGTTCGAGCTGCTTGTATTTCTGCTTTCGATGCTTGTTCTTGGTCATCTTTTAACATTGTATGTTTGCACATCTTATTACAATCGCTTGTAAAAATAGTGAATGACTTATTTTCGATTAATCAAAAGTTATTGATAACCAAAGTTTGTATTGGTTTTCGAACGTTTTAAATAAATTGGTTCTATTCTTTTTGTTGAATGGAAAAACGAATGTTTTATTAACAAACTTTGTTTTTATAAAAAAATGGAATGGTATACGATTGGAAAAGATTGTTGGTTATTGGTTGTTTTTCATATACCAACGTTAAGAGAATGGTGTATAATGAGACGAGCGAATAAGTTTTTTCGAGATTTGATAAACT